ATGGGGTACGGTGACGGTAGTGTCTATTTTTCAGAGACGCGCGGCTTGTGGTTCGCGGCGGTCGAGGACGGCTGGAGTATGAACGGGAAACGTCGCCGGCGGGTCGTATCAAGTAAAACCCGTGCAGGGGTCAAGGCTAAACTTGAGAAACTCAAACGGGATATTGCGGCGGGGTCTACAGGCTCTAATCCTACCGTGAAAGAATATTCTGACTTGTGGCTTAAACAGAAACAATATTCGATAAAACCAAACACATATGACGGGTTCAGGCGTTGTATCACTATTCTTAATAGCCTTATCGGGAAGAAACGTATTACTGAGGTTACTGGCAGGGAGTTAGAAAATATTGGATATAGGCAGCTCTCCGAGGGGTTATCTGCGTCTTATGTGCAGTTGATGCAGTCGATTTGGGCAATGATGTTCGGGGATGCAGCCCGTGACGGAATAGCATTGCGTCCCGATGTGGCGGGGTTTAGGAAAGTCAAACGTGAGAAATCTAGGCGGGCATCTATCCCTCGTGAGGATGTAGGAAAATTGTTAGAGCAGGCTCGGAAAATTCCTGGTGGTGTGAGATGGGGAATAGCGCTCACCCTAGGATTAAGGCAGGGAGAGGCTCTTGGGTTGCGTTGGGAGGACATCGACCTGGACGCGGGGGTTCTAACCGTTTCGTGGCAGTTGCAGGGGCTTACCGGGCGGATGCCGAGCGGCATAGAGACTATCCCACTGATGGGTAAATATTATTTGACACGCCCTAAAACTGGTTCGGGTGAGCGGGTTATCCCCCTAACTGGGAGTATGGTGGCGTGGCTGCGGGAGTGGGAGGCGATAGCGCCTAAGAACCCTTGGGGGCTGGTGTTTCAGTCGGCGCGGGGTAAGCCGGTCCCGGCTGAGATTGACCGGATGGGGTGGAAAGATTTGCAGGCGGCGGCGGGCGTGGCGCGTCCTAACGGTAAACCTTACATTTTGCATGAGGCGCGGCATACGGCGGCGACGCTCATGTTGGAGGCTGGTGTTTTGCCGGTGACGGTCGCGGCGATTATGGGGCATTCCGGTACACGTATGCAGGCGGTGTATCAGCATCCGGGGCATCGGCTAGAGTTGGAGGCTTTGACCAAGGTCGAGGGGCTGATAGGTAGCTAGATGGTTCGGCGTTCGACCTGTAGGGGTGGCGTGTCGATACCGAGCATGTTGCGGGCGGCTTTCGTGTCCCCGGTGGCTTCTACTAGGGCGATAGCCCCCGCGTAGTCGCGTGACTTCAACGTTTCGGCTTCGCCCTCAGTGACGGGTATCCCGGCGGCTTCTAACATTTTTAGCCCGGTCTCGATGGTCATAATCTTACCGGCGACGGCTTCAGTGACGGTTTTCACTACGGTTTCTTGGTCTTTCGGCATGAATGCGCCGAAAACGAGCTGTGCCGGGGCGGTAGTTTTCAGTACGCCTTGCAGCATCAGGAAGCGCTGCAAGAATTTCAGGAGTAGCCCATATTTGGAGGCGCGTGCCAGGCGTAGCGACCTTACTAGCGCGTTCAAAGGTGAGTATTGGATTTGTAGCGCGACACCGGATTGGGTGGACTGTGTAGTCCCTAAAGCAACCTCAGGGATGCGGGCGTTACGAGACAGCCGCGCCAAAAGGTCTTTTTGCCGGTTGCGGATTTCCGCCAACTGCGGTGCCGTATTGATCGCGGTGACGGTGCCGCCTTTGTTGAGGTTGAAGATTGCGCCGGGCTTTACCACGAGGGGGGCGCGGTTGGAGGTGGCTGGCAGGTTTGCCGGGTCGCTGATTGCGAGCATGGGGGTGCCTGTGGTTGCCGCGGCCGCGGTCGCGTCCGTGTCCGTGTGATATAGGTCATCTAGGAGCTGGATTAGGGGTGTGAGTATTGATGTGCCGTAGTGCTCTACGCCGGTGACGGTGTTGGGTAGGTGGATGATTGGGATGAAGTCTATTCCCATAGGTAGGTCTTTCACTTCCTGACCTTGAGAATTGACGCTGTAGATGGCGTTTCGGGGGGCAAGGTTCAGGCTCGCACCGCCCGCGCGCCATTTCGCCTCTGTTATGAAACATTCCACCGTGGCGGGCTTGTCCCCCCATGGCACATTATAGGGTTGGACGGGTTTTAGCTGGTAGGTGGTGCGTTTTATCCATGCTTTACCGTCCTGGTCGGTGTATTCCCAGCCTAAATGTATTTTCGTAGGGTATTGGGTGTGAGAATCGTCATCATAGACGGGGAAATAGAATCCGGGGTCGATTACGGAAACATGGGGGCGGGTTTCGCCTGCCTCGATGAGATATACAGCGTCGCCTAGGGTGGTGGTTTTCCGTTCGGCCTCCAGGAGGGTGAGTAGGAAATTGTCGTGTGTCGCCCAGTCACGCAACGCGGCCTGCACGTTCTCATTAGGGGATTGGATTTCTTGACTGTCGCCCATGACTGCGGAAACGGTTTGCTCTATTAGTAGGGCGGGTTCACCATATTCGCGTAGCTGATCCAGGTTCGGGGTTAGCTGCCAGGCTGTGCCGGTGGCGTAGGCTGCGAGAATATTGTAGGCGGTGAGGCGGCGGGTTTCCCCGGCGGGTATCCATGGGGCGTTTACCGTGTACCGGTCTAGGTGGTGGTTTAGTCCGGCGTATTGGTCGATGGTGAGCGGCATAGTCATAGTCATGTCCTTTCTACATGTCTAATTTTAGTTGCTGGATTGGGTGATTCTTGGGGGGCATAAATGGGATTATGGTAGTAAAGGATTGGAGATAGCTAATGAAAAAATACGCCGCCATGCTTTTAGCCGGGGTCATTGCATTGGGGCTAGCCGGGTGCGAGACGGATTGGAAATACACCGTGAGCGAAGCCGGAAAGGCTAATTTTGAAGTCGTTTTCACTATGCACGATTCAGAAATCAGCGAATATCAGAAGAATCTTGCCGCGGGGTATAGCTTTTTCCCTGGTATGAAGCCCCCGACCGTGGATTGTGCATATTTAGCGCAAAGGCTGAACGAGAAAAATTTTCTGCCTAGTAGGGCTATGGCTGATGAAGTGCCCGCGGATGGTGGCGGGAAAGCGTGCAAGATTATCGTGCCGGGGGTCTCAGATGGGTCTGCCCAAAGCGTGAATAAGTCTGCTGGAGTCGAGGCGGACGGGGGTTCCTGGGTTTTTAAACTTCCTGCTGATACTGCGAAGTCTATGATCAGGGCTAATGATGAGGCGGTTAAAGTGATGTCCCCGTTAGGGAAAAAACCGGCGGCGATGTTTGTCGTGAAAATGCCGGCTGATATTACGTCAGCTAAGAGCGGGGAGAGGGAATTACCTTTTGAGGGCGATACGGTAAAAGTCCCTATGAATGATATTGCTGACGGGGTAGAGGTCCATGCGGGGGAAACGGTGGGCTTGCTAGGTTTTGTGTTGCTCGCTGGGTTTTTCGTGTTTATCGGGCTTATTGTGGCTGTGGTGGTTTTGGTGTTTAGGAATCGCCGGTTGAAGAAGCAGAACCAGGGCGGGGGTCAGCCGGGGGGTGCGGTTTTCCCGGGGGTGTCTGGTTGAACCTGTCGGCATCTCCGACAGGTTGCCCCGTGGCTCAGTTTTGGGTCACGGGGCAACTTTTTATTTAGTTATGCGGCTAATTCTTGGATGCTTGCATTTCAGCGAGCAGATTGAGCCGTCTGGTGAGTTCCCTCGTCAGCTGTGTATCAGTAGCGCGTTCTAGCGCTGAGGGAACCAGCGAGTCTAAATCGACATTCCGATAGCTTGCAGCTTCTTCGGGTGTGATTAGCTCGGTGACTATCAATGCTTCCAGGGTGTCTACTTTGTAGGCGCGGGCAATGGTGACCGCTGCCTCTGGGGAGAGTTGATAGTACTGGGTTACTTGCCGGTTGAGTGTGGACTGGGATAGCCCGGTTTTGCGGGCTACCTGGTTCACGGAGTCCCCGGCAACTGTTTCTTCGTACCAAGTGATTGATTTAGTCACATTGGAATAATACCACACTATTAAGCAATGTGGGTAATTTATGCGCAGTGACTTGACAAGGTAAGCCAGGGTGGCTAAATTAGTCAGCATGGCAACTACGGAAGGAGTTGAAATGCTGGTAATCAGCCTTAAAACCGGGACTGTCCACACAGTCCTGAAACAGCACAATCTAGCCCATGAAGGTTTAGCGGCGGCTCTGGGAATCACTCCAGACCGGCTAACCCGACTAGCTCAGGGCGAAGCAATCTCACAAGACCTATTGGCGCGTCTTGCCGCTATCTCAGGAATGACTCTGGACGAGCTGGCAAGCGTGACCACGGTCAAGACAGCGGCATAAGGAAAAGAGGAAAAAATGATTACGCAAGATATTACACGTTTCGTGTTCGACGGCCAGGAGTTGCGTACATTGACCGTGGACGGGGACACCCTGTTCTGCGGTAAGGACGTGGCAACCATTCTCGGATATGAGAACCCGACAAAAGCGGTACGCGACCACTGTAAAAAAGATGGGGGTCTAAAACGTTACCCCATCCAAGACAGCCTTGGACGCACACAAGAAGCCGCGTTCATTACTGAACCTGACCTGTACCGGCTCATCACCCACTCGAAACTACCCACCGCCGAAAAATTCGACCGCTGGGTGTTCGAGGACGTACTACCCACGATACGGAAAACGGGCATGTATGCGACCCCGGAGGCGGCACGCCGGTTCCTGCAAGACCCGCAAGCCCTCATGTACACACTCCAAGCCCTACAGGAAGAAAAAAATAAGACGAAAGCGCTAGAGCAGAAAGTGGAGCAGGACGCGCCGAAAGTCCTGTTTGCTGACGCTGTAGCCACGTCGAAAAACTCGATACTCATAGGGGACTTAGCGAAAATCCTGCGCAGCAACGGAATACAGATAGGACAGAACCGGCTTTTCGAGTGGCTCAGAGACGAAAACTATCTGTGTAAAACCCGCGGCGACCGATGGAACATGCCCCGCCAATCAGCAATGGAGCAAGGACTTTTCGAAGTCAAACAGACCGTAATCAACAACCCCGATGGAACAGTGAGGGTGACGAAAACCACGAAAGTCACCGGCAAGGGGCAACAGTATTTCGTGAACAAATTTTGCCAGATGGCGGAGGTGCGCACCCATGACTGTGAGTGACTACATGACTGTAAAACAGGCCGCCCAGTTCGCGAACCTTGGCGAATGGTCTATAAGGCAGGCAATGCATTCCAGCGTGAACCCGCTGCCGTATTTCTCGACCCCCGGCGGTCGCAAGCACCTGATTGACCGGAAAGATTTAGTGGCTTGGATAGAGGGGCAGAAGCGGTGAACAAGTTAGACCCCGTGGCTAGGATGCGCGCCAATGTGGTGGTGCGTGAGGACGGACGCTGTTTCCGTTGCGGGAAACAGGTCGCGTTCTACACGGATGAGACCTATCACGACTTGCCGCAAGTAACCCCTGTTGCCGATTTCACTTTCCATCACAGGAAACCCCTGCATGAGGGGAACGACCTGGACGTGGATATTTTCCCGAACCTGATGCTGTTGTGTGGGAAAGGGGACAGGGGCTGTGTCGGCTGGGTCAAGTCCCACAGAGACGAAGCCCACAAAGATGGGCTGCTGCTGGACGGCGTATTGGGTAGCCCGCTTATTACCCCCGCTTTTAGAGAGTATGACAGGTCTTGGATTGACCTTTGCTATGGGACGCATGTGGCTAATTTCCCGGAGACGGATATTAGCGAAATGGACGAAGAATAAAAAGATTGGAGAAAAATATGGGCGCGAAAATATTAGATTTTATAATGCGGAAAAATGTTTGTGACCCGCCACGAGACTCTATCGATTTGGTGAGCAAAATCGGTTGGAGGGATATGGATGCGGAAACACTAAAAGCATTTTTCCGGCAGTGGGAATCATACGCGATCGAATCAGACGCGGAAGTCGCAACATATGAGGACGGGGAAAACTATACCTTCAAGGTTTATAGCGAGGGTTATAGGGACGCGGTTCTTGACCTTATCGACGATATCGGTGTGGTACTCGCCCGTATGCCCGAACCGGAATTGGATTTGGACGGATGGTACAAATAGACCCCGCCTATATTGCCCGGCTTGAGTCTCGTGTCGAGCTTTTAGAGAACCAGGTACGGGCGGCTATTAGACAGATTAGCTTTATCCAGAAAAGGAATACGAAAGATGAAGAAACTCGAAACTCTGAAACCCCCGAATGATTTACACGAAATCGCGGGCGGCAAATACGATATGCCAAACCCCGCATACCACTCAATGCACTGGACACTATCGTCTAGCGGGGCGAGGAATATTCTAAAATCCGCTATCCGGTTCCATTATGAGCAGACACACCCGAAACCCCAATCCAAGGCGTTTGAGGACGGGACCCTGTGGCACGCCTGGATGCTAGAGGGCGGGCGAAATGTGGAGTTCGTGGACGCGAAAAACTGGCTTACCAAAGCCGCGAAACAGGCTAAGGAGGATATTAAAGCAAGGGGCAAGATACCCGCGCTAGAGTCGGACAAAACTGTCCTTGAGGATGCGTTGCGGGCGCTCATGTCCAACCCCGATGCAGCCGACCTGCTCAACCCGTTGGAGGGTGAAGCCGAAGCGTCGTATTTCACGACAGACCCCGAAACCGGTGTGCTGCTGCGTACCCGCCCGGACTGGCTCACATGGAAAAACGGACGGCTCACGATAGTGGACTACAAAACCACTATGGATGCGACCCCGGAGGGGTTTACTAAATCGGCTGCGAGTTTTGGATATCACCAGCAGGCGGCATGGTATCTCGACCAGCTGAAAGCCGTGTACGGGGTTGATGATGCCGAGTTTGTGTTTATCGCCCAAGAAAAAGAACCCCCCTATATTACCGGCGTGTACACGCTGGACATGCCCGCCCTGATGGAGGGGCAAGACGCTAACCGCGACGCGATAAATCTTTTTGCCCGATATGAGCGTGACGGCTGGCCGGAAACCTGCCGAGGCAAAACCGAACTGAGCCTGCCCGCCTGGGCTTTCAGGAGGTGAAACCCGTGAGCGCTGTCCTATCTAATGGTATCGATTATTTGGATAAGGTCTCGCACCAGCAGGCTCATATTCTTGGAGCGTTTATGGCTGTAGCCTATTGGGAATATGTGCTTGAGTTTAATCCTGAGCTGGCTAAACGCCCGGAGATGAGGGCGCTGACTAACCAGTGGCGTAAAAACCGGCTTTATTTGGCTGTAGAGGATTTCCTCGCTTTCGATATGCAAAAATTCTTTGCCCGTATTGTTGAGGTATGTCCTGAATATGCGACTGAACTGGGAAAGTTTCTGGAGAGGACTAACGATTGTGTCCGTGATATTTGGGAAATCGCGTATGACGATGACGTGAATATGCCAGAGCTAATATTCCCGAACCTCGAACCAACCATTAAGGAGTGATTATTATGGGTAAATGTGTGAAACCGTGCGAAACAGAACAGTTAAGCCCGCAAGGGGTGCTGTTCGCAGACTTGATGATATACATTTATCTGGAACGTTTCGCCCAGCTGAACCGTGATTTCGCAAAATCATTATCATACCAAAAATTTCGCAAAGACATTTATGACAGGAATGCCGCGTTTAGAGTAATACAAATGGTTCATCGCGGCAATTTTGAGTGCGCTTATGCTCTGCTAGTGAAAACATTCCCTGAAATAATGAAAGAGTACGAGTCTAGGTTACCCCGTGGCTCTGCTTTCCTGGAACTGGCGTGGGCAAGAGCGAATATTGAAAATCCTAATATTCCAGATATTGAATATCCCGAACTATTAACAACTGATAATTAAGGAGAACCAATAATGAGTACCGAACTTGTGACTATCCAGTCACAAAAAGAATACGCAGAAATATTATCCGCGAGTAACCTGCTGCCGCGCGCATACCAGAAACAGCCCGCGAACGTTTTCACGGCTATGGCTATGGGCGAAGCCCTAGGGCTAAAACCTATCGAAGCTATCAACTCGATTAACGTCATCCAGGGAAAGCCCGCGCTATCGGCTGAGCTGATGGGTGCGATGGTGCGCCGGGCGGGACACAAGCTGCGTATCACGTGCACGAAAAACCCGCCTACCGCGACCGCAACCCTGATACGGAAAGATGACCCGGATGCGCCGTTTACTGTGACGTGGGACGAGAAAGCCGCGACCCGTGCAGGGCTGTGGATGTCCAGCCCGTCCTGGCAAAAATACCCTGACCAGATGATGCGGGCGCGCGCGATTACCGAGGTTTGTCGCATGGGCGCGGCAGATGCCCTGTCCGGGCTTGTGTACACGGCTGAGGAGCTGGGCGGCGAACTACAAAACCCGCTCGCGCAGTCCCCGATTGTCCAACCGGTACAAGCCGCGCCGATACAGGCAGCCCCGGCACAGCCGGAGCCGGAGACGGTCGAGGTTATCGAGGTGGTAGAAAACCCCGAACCGAAGCCGGAGCCTAAGAAGGAGCCGAAGCGGAAACCGGGGCGACCCCGCAAAACCCCCAAGCCAGAAACACCCGCCCAGGAGACAGAAACCGCCCCTGCAAGCGACGAAACCCCGCAGGTGGTAGATGAGGTGACGGGTGAGATTACCGCCCCGGAAAACAGCCAACAGCCCCCAGAACAAGGCAGCCCGGAAGACCGCGACTATCAGATGGCGAAAGTCCGGGAATACCAACAACTGCTCAATATCAGCGGGGAACAGATGCAGACCGCCGCCGTGTGGACGATGCAGGGCGACGCACCCGAAGGGGAATGGACTAGCTGGCCGGCACGCGCCTTAGAAGCGGTATGGCGGAACCTCCGTAAAGAGGCTGTGAACCGTGGACTGATCAAGGAGGGCGAATAAATCATGGCTGACTTTTATACTGCAGTCCGTGACCGGGAAAACGAGATTATCCAGGAAACACGGGAACGGTTAAAGAACCATCAAGTCGAGGTGAAGCACCATGACGGGGTTTATCGGCATCTCGAATGTTACAACCCCGAGAGACGCTGGGATTGTGGCTTCCAAGTGTACACCGCACCCTACACCGTCACGATTACCGGCGACTGGGTCTACGCATACACCCTGCGGCGTATGCCGGATATGCTCGCCGAGTTCCTGAACACTGACGAACCTAACGTGGGCTATTGGGCGGAGAAAGTCCAAAACCAAACCAACCTGAGAACCACCGAATACGAATTCGTGGAACTTTGCTTGTTCGACTGGCTGGACGAATGGGCAGACGAGGACATGGATGCGGAAACACTCGGCAAGTGCAAGCGCGAACTAGCGCAATGGATTGACATCGACGACCCCGATCTTGTCAGGCAGCTGAGCGACTGGTGCTTCAGCTACCGGGATAAAGATGACGGCGGCATCATCGAGACAGCACCGTTTTACTCTTTCACTTACGAGGATGCCGACTGGGACGTGTGGACAGACGAGTGGATACGGGTCTGTGAACTCCTGCGGTGGACCGCTTGCAAAGTCACGGCGATGGAGGCTGGGCGATGAGGACCCGGGAGCCGTTTATCAAAATAGCTCAAAGAATCTATTACCGCCCGAAAATAGGGCGACTCACACCGGTAGAACGCGACGCATATTTTTGCTCCCTATGCGTGGCGGGTGAGACGAACCGGGACGGCGATTTTTCCCTGTTCACTGTGACGCGTCTCACCGGAACCGACGTAGACGATTTGCAGGGGCTGATTCCTAGCTTGTGGGAGCCGACACCGGACGAGGATATTTTCACGGTTCACGATTGGCTGGACTGGAACCTGAGCGCCGAAGAACGCGAATACCGGACATTTATCTATTCAATGAACGGGGCGAAAGGTGGTAGACCTGCGAAAACACAAGACGGCGAAACCAACCCTGAACCTAATAGCTTTCGTGATGAAACCAATTTGGATAGCAAATTGAAAGCTGATGGAAAGCAAAACGAAAGCAAAACGAAAGCAGAATTAAGAATTAAGAAGAAAGAATTAAGAATTAAGAAGAAGAATCAAGAAACAAATAATAATAATAATAATTTATTACGCGCGCGCGCGCGAGGAAAACCCAAAACCACAGAAACCACGCTACCGGCAGACTGGCAACCCACCGAAAACCACGAGCAGAAATGCTTGCAGCTAGGGATCAGCCTTAGCGAGGCGGTAGAGGTATTCAGGGATTGGGCGGGGGATGAGAAAACCTCAGCCCGCTGGAACCAAACGTTTGCTACCGGGCTGAACCGGTGGATACCGCAAGAAATCCTGAAACGGCACGAAGCTAGAGACGCAGCCGCGAAACTATCACGAGTCATGTGCCCACTACCGGATGACTGGATACCCAACGGGCAAGGCGAAAACCTAGCCATCCAGGCGGGCATTAGGGACATCACTAGCGCGGTACAAGCCTTCAGGGACTGGACGAAAGCTAAAGCCGTCCTATCGGCTGACTGGGACGCACAATGGCGCACCGCCCTCAGATGGCTACCCGATGCGGTGAACCGCGGCCGGGGGCGTAACCCCGCCGATGAGCTGGACAAGGCGGCGGCGGAATTGACCGCCCTCCTGGAGACGCGAGCCACGCAACCCGCCGGTAGGGGCACAGAAACGGGGCACAGAGATGATAACCCGCCAAGCCTGCTACCTGTAGACCCTCAGACGATAAGCCCGCCGGAAACCCCCCAAAACAACAATAACCATAACACGCAAGATTTTAGTGAACCCCCATTCTAAAAGACAGGACACCACCATGAACCCCCCAAACCTCAACATCAAAGCCGCCAAAGAATGCCTAAACGTCCTCACCAGGACAAAACCACACCTATACGAAAACCCCCGCGAACTACTACCCATCTGGGCAGAAGCCCTCGACCCAGACCTACCCACAGGCACAGCACACAAGCTCACCGTAGACGCATACGGGGAAGGCGTCGAATTCATCAGCCCCGCCGACATAAACCACCGCTGGCGCGCCCTCAAAAAGCAGCGCCTAGAACGCAACATGGAACCACCAGACCCGCCCTATGAAATAGCGACTAACCCGAACGCATACCACGAATACCTATGTACCTGGCGACATCTCATAGCCACAGGCATCCACCCGAGAGATGCAACCCCCGCAGCATTATCTAACGCAAAACAACAAGCACTCGTAAACGCAAACCAAAAACTCCAAATAGGAACAAAAAAATGACAAACAGAAAAAACAGCACAACACCAGCACCACCCGAACTAAAACCACTCATAGAAAAATATCGGACAGAAACCTGCCAAAAAGGAGAATGCCTAAAAATCACACCCCAACAATGGGACGAAATGCAAACCACAGGCGAAGCAATCTGCCTATGCCAAAAATGCCCCGTAGCCATGCAATGCCTAGTCCAAGCCCTCATATACGAAGCCGGAGTGTCCCCACTCTACAGGTATGAAATGTGGGGCGGAACAACCCCCGAAGAAAGATACCTAATCGACATCACAGCCAGCCACACACCCCTCTCGGACAAACACGCCCGCAACCGCCACCTAATAGAAGCCAGAAAACAACAAATACATTTACGACACGAAAAAGAAAAAGCCCAAAAAGAACACGAAAACCGGGCAAAAGCAGGAGAACAACAATTATGGTAAACAGCCACACAGTCGTATTCAGCCACGAACTAAAAGGAATATGGTTCACAGCCAACTACCGACTAAACAAATGGGAAAAAATAAGACGCGTAAAACAAGCCAGAAAAATCAGCTGGGCAAAATTCCACACATGCCCACAATACGAAAAAGCCACCCTCACAATAAAAGTCATAAACCGCACCAGCAGACGCTTCGACCCACTCAACGCCGCCGACATAATAAAACCATTAATAGACGGCGCAATAGACGCAGGAATACTCCCCGATGATGACGAAAAACATTTAATATCAACCACGATCATAGGAGGACACGAAAAAGGAAAACCCAGCCACGAAATAATATTCACATTCACTAAAATAAGATAGGGAACACTAATGAAAGACATCACAATCACAATCAGCCGTATAAAAGACCACACCGGTACCAGCTACCACGCGGAAACCACCGGCAACCCAGACCCCGAAACCGCCCGACAGCTACTAAAAATCGGGGAATCAATACTCACACACAACGGAAAAATCAGTAAAGGAGAACAAAAATGAGCCTGCCTACTATCACCTGCAAAGGTCGCCTCACGAAAGACGTTGAGCTACGCTACACAAACACAGGGAAAGCCGTAGCCAGCTTCGATGTAGCCAGCAGCAAAACCCGGCTCAACCCACAAACAAATCAATGGGAACAGATAGGCGACACACTATTCCTACGCTGTGAACTATGGGGCACACCCGCCGAAAACCTAACCGAAACCACCGCCGGGAAAGGCACCGAAGTCCTCATAACCGGGGAACTCCAAGCCAACAACTGGACAGACAAACAAGGCAACAACCGGAAAGACACGAAGGTACGCGTGGACACGATAGCACTAACCCCTACACGAAAACAGCAAACCCAATCCCAATACCAGGGCAGCGGCTGGAACGACCCACCACAGCAAACCCAATCCCAACACCCCGGCGCGTGGTGCGGCAACGCCCCCCAAAACCAGGCAATCCCAACCGAAGCACCATTCTAAAAACGAGAGGAAACCCTAATGAAAATCACTGAGGAACGCGGAAAAATCATCATCACAAAAGGGCTAGACCAGGACGGGAACAACGTCCTGCTAGTAGACCAGACCGGCGAATTCACAGAATCCTACATACTCGAACTAGGAGCTCTCGAAATGGCAAAAGACATCCTCCAACGCGAACACCACCAGCAAATGGACGAATAAAGGAATACTAGCATGGACACAAACACCCCGGAAGGGCTAAGAGAAATAGGGCGCATAGTGATAACCCTAAACATTGACGAGGAAACCGGCGAACTAATCCACGGCGTAAAAGGAGAAGGAGAACTCAGCGAAAGCTGCATACAAGCACTAGGAGCAGTCGAAATGGCAAGACTACAAATCGCCCGCGACTACTACTCCGAAGACGATTAAAATAACCCCAACAGCCCCCCGAACAAATATTCTCGGGGGGCAAAAATACCTAAATAAAACATAAGAAAAAAGACACGATAAAATAAACACACAAACCCTACAAAACCCAGAAAGGGAGGAAACACAATTGAAACCTGCCCCCTGGGAAAAACAGCCAGGCGAATCCTCCACAGACTTCAAATATTTCTGCATCTACCGTGATATGGGATATGAGCGGACGCTAGAGAAAACCTACCAGCAAGCCGGACTGAAATCGATGAATTCCGTCGCAGTGAGGTCCACGAAACACCATTGGGTCGCCCGCGCCGCCGCATGGGACAACCACCTGGACGGGCAACGCCGCAAAGCCCTCGAACAGGCAGCCCTGAAAGAATATAAGAACCAGCTGAAAAAAGCCGAAATCCGCACCAAAAAACTCCTATCGGCTATCGACCAGGTAGACATGAATATCCCGGTAGACCGGTGGGCAAAAGCCGGCAACGAAGCCGATTTACACCTCGAACATTTGTATGGCGGGTTCGACCGATTCCGCGCCGGAGGAGACACCGAGGGACAAGCCCGCACCGAAATCGAGACTATGACGCCCGAGGAGCGCCGCGAGGAACTCCAGGCTATTATCCGTGAGGTACAAATCGAGCTGGAGACTAGCCTATGATTACCACCGCGACGCTCACCCGCGCCCGGCTACTCCTGCAAGCCGTAAAAGCCGACAACGCCCGCTGGTACTGCGACAAGCCAGGATGCGACGGGCTACCGCACGAGGGCTTTCCACACCATCACGCCCGCGCAAGTCAGCATCCGCCTACAGGGGCATGGACTGAATGGCTACTCATGACTGGGCGCGGATGGGGCAAAACCCGCACCGCCGCGGAACTCGTACGAGACTGGGCAAAAAACCCTGGGACCCAGATAGCGGTGGTCGCGAAAAAAGAGAGCCTGGTGAGGTCTATTTGTTTTGAGCATAAAACCTCGGGGCTGCTGCACGTGATACCTAAGTCCGATCAGGCGCGGTTTAATGCTTCGGGCGGCTCGGGGCGGTTTTTCCTACAGTTGAAAAACGGTTCGACCATTTACGGGTTCGGTGCTGAAGTGCCCGATAACCTGCGCGGGTTCGCTTTCGATAAAGCGTGGTTTGACGAGTTCGCGGCCTGGAACAAGCAGACTGCGCAAGAAGTTTACGACATGATGTGGTACGACCTGCGGGAATCCCCGTCCCCGCAAATGGTCATTTCTACCACCCCGAAACCGTTGAAACACGTCAGGGACCTAGTGAGTAAACCCGGCGTGGTCATTACCCGCGGACACACTAAGGACAATCTGCCTAATCTTTCAGCGATAGCCCTAGAAAAGCTGGAACGGGATTATGGTAAAACCCGGCTGGGTAGGCAAGAGCTAGCCGGGGAACTAATCGAAAGCATCGAGGGCGCATTATGGGACGTGACGATGTTTCAAGACCCGGTTTTTCGCCCCGATACCATGCCGCCCCTTGAGGATATTGTGGTGGGAGTGGACCCGGCGGTACGTAGCAGCGAGGGCGCGGACATGACCGCGTTCACGGTCGCCGCCCGGGCTGAGGACGCACCCGGAATGTTCCCCGACCACCTGAACCACGGCTATATCCTGGAGGCTATCCAGGGGCATTACACACCCCGCGACGCTATGGCTAAAGCCGGGGAGCTTGCCCGCAAATATGGCGCGTCCAGGGTAGTGCTAGAAGCCAACAACGGCGGGGAATATTTGCCTACCGTCCTGCAGATGGTTGCCCCGGGTGTGCCGTGGAAAATCGTTCACGCACAGCAGGATAAACGGGGGAGGGCTATGCCGGTCGCTACCTTGTACGAGCAGGGGCGGATTCACCATTACGGGGGCGCAGAAAAGTTTGAGGATTTGGAGAGCCAGATGGTGACGTATACGGGGGCGGCAGGTGAGAAATCCCCTGACCTTTTGGACTCGATGGTGTGGGCTTTGACTGAGTTGTTCTTGTCGCCGGTGGGTCATGGTGATGTGATTGACCAGCGGATTCACGCCCGCTAACGGGGTTTGTGTGGACAATGTTCAGGCACCGCTTGCAATGTCCGATGACCGGGCATATAATGGTAGTACCGACGCAGGGGAAAAGCCCCAGCCGAACCTACAAAAGAGGAAGATTACAATGGAAATCACCGAAAACGTCTACAGCTTTGACGGATACTATGACTATCTGATTATTGACGAAACTGGCACCTACGGGGTCGAATATAACGGTCCAGAAACTGAAACCGATATCCCCTACCGTACCCTCATTCTCGACCCAGAAACGGAAGAACCGCTTGCTGGTACCGGCTCTACCCAGGAATGGCCAGAGTTCTGCCGGCGTGGCTGGACTAAATCCGAATTGTGGGCGGGACACCGTGAAGCCTGGAACCTGCCTACCGGCAAGGAAGCCGAAAAGAAATTTTGGGGGGAAGATTGAACCCTAGTGAGTTCGCGGCGATACGCTGGCTCCTCGGTCTGGAAGTCGAGGAGCTAGCCGCCCGCCTAGACGTAAATGAACGCACGATACGCCGCTGGGAACAAGGCACCAGTCCTGTCCCCGCGGGGGTTGCCGAGGAAATGCAAGAATTTTTCTCAGCATTCCTCGATGCTCAAGACCAAGCCTTGGACATGATGCACGAAATTTACGAGCTGCAAGGCAGGGTAGGCATCCCGATCGTGGATACGAAACCGGGGCGGGCGTTCACGCGGATACAGTATCTGTTGGCGTGTATGGAGGATTTAGACCCGGAGTTTGTTCACCCGCCTAGTGCTTGATACACCCACGGGCGAGACACCCCGAAAGCCTCAGCGATCGGCTGTTTAGAGCAGCCCGCCCGGTCGGCTGCTCGTATCAGCGCCCGGTATTTTCTAGCCGTCTCCACGGCATCAGGGGTGTGGGCGTCATGCCCATTTACGAGGTTCCCTAGCTGGTCTTGGGCAGTCTTGCCCGCCACGTCCAGCATGGTCTGCCAAAACATCATCCCCGCGTCAGGGGTTTTCCCGTCTAAACATGCGGGCATGATGCTCCGGGCAAGGACTGCGACCATTGCCTGGGATTCTTCTTCCCTCTCATCGTTGCGTATTAGATACCTGGCACGGAATGCGTCTCACCGGCTCGCAGCCTACATCGAGCCGTAGCTGCCGCAATCTCGTGTCGCGGGAAATGGTGAAAAATTACCATCCGAAAATTTACCAGAAACCCCCAATATGAAAAACGGAATGGTATACTGGGAACAACCGCGTAACCCGGTGGCGGTAACTAACCGGGCGTGTTACAAAATCGCGTAACATGAACCCCCCGCGTAGCCGCGTAACCCGGTGGCGGTCTAAAACTAACCGGGCATGCCCACAAAATCGCGTGGGCACGAACCCCCTAGCGTAACCGCACAGTCGGTTAGGTGAGCCTTACACCTTAAGCAGTTTGGCAAGTTCCGCGTAATGGCGCACTAAACCACAACAGTATGGTGGAGTGCGCCTTTTTACTATTTAGGGGCGCACTCCACCCCAAAACAACAGGAGGAACAAAATGAACCCTACAACCCAAGAAACAGCAAACCAGCAGCGTATGCTCTACTCCCTGAAAGAAACAGCCCAAATGCTGGGTGTTTCTTACCGGGCAATCCAAGATTGGCAATACGCGAACCGTATTAAAACCGTGAAACTTGGTCGGCGTGTGATGGTTCCCGCGGTGGAACTCGACCGTATCGCTGTAGAGGGGGTGAAGTAGCCCCCTGATTTTGCCCGGGGCATAAAACACGCACACCCCTATAGACTAAAACCAGTGGTTTTAGCCAACCACATCACCACCAAACCCCCCGGCGGCTTACTCCAATCAGCCGCCGGGGGCAACCATAAAAAAGGGGAAAAAGCCATTGCGAAACCTGGAAACCGTACAAGTCGAAGCAGACAAAATCAGGGAGCATCCACAAAACCCCCGCAAAGGCGACGTAGAAGCCATTAAACAATCCATGCAAGCCAACGGGATATACCGCCCCGTAATCGTGCAGAAAACAACCGGCTACATCCTGGCAGGAAACCATACCTATCGGGCTATGCGAGAGTTAGGAGAAACCCGGATACCCGTCGTCTATGTGGACGTGGACGATAATACCGCGACACGGATACTACTAGCAGACAACCGCACCGCAGACCTAGGAGACTACGACCACGAAACCCTAATCCAGCTACTACAAGACATACCAGACCTAGAAGGCACAGGCTACGACCCCCAAGACCTCGAAAACCTGCTCAGGCTGCAGCCAGGAACCAGCCTAGACGACCTGCTAGACGAATATCCCCCCGTCGAAGATGACGGGATGAGGACAATCGCCATAAAAGTACCCGAACCAATATTCGAGCAATGGACAGAATACCTTGAAAAACACGACTTCGAACCGGCAGAAGGTCTTTCCCACCTGCTTACCGCCCGCGACTAACTTGCTTGGCTCATGGTGGTATTGGCGGGAAAAAGACCTGAACACGATACGCCCAGGAACTAGTTTTATCGCGGACTGTGGCGCATTCTCGGCTGCGACCCAGGGGAAAACAGTTACACAGTCGGATGTTACCGAATGGGTGAATATGTGGAGCAACAAAATCACCTGGGCGGCTTCCCTTGATGTTATCGGCGACATGGATGCCACCCGCCGCAACTGGGAGCAAGCCGCCCAAAACTATGACGTGGAATGTGTTCCGACAGTCCACTACGGGACACCGGTGGACGAAATCGGCACATACTACAGGGAGGGCTGCCGCCGTATAGGTATAGGCGGGCTGGTGGGAGTACCTGAAAAGAAACGCGGCCACTATCTCGGTCAATGTTTCAAATACGCCCGCGATCATGACATGAGAATAAAGTTTCACGGATGGGGGGTTACGCATCCGCCACTTTTACGTTTCCCGTTCACCTCGACCGATTCGGGCACATGGAATAGCGGCTACCGCTACGCGAGAATAGCCACCTTTCAACAAAACCGTAACATCACTATTATGGTGGACGGGAAAACTAAACCAACCAGCCGGGACATGAAATATTTGCTGGATAACTATGGAATAAAATATGAACAAATAGGAAAAGCAAAGGTCCAAAACAGGTGGCTAATCGGATATATAGGCGCTAACGAGACAAGAAAACTCGAACAATATTATGCGTCTAAACGAGACTACACAATATATTTAGCGGCTGAGTATGATGATTATCAGAAGATATCATTGTTTTATGAAAACTCTAACTACTCCAAGACATATTAGAGGACTAATATTCCTAATCCTATATATTGGTTCAATCGTCCTTTCTAACCTATTTATCGACTGGTTCGGTATCGTCCCCGTAGGGTTCGGCATGCAAGCCCCCGCCGCCGTGTGGGTTATCGGGTTCACAATGACCCTGCGAGACCTCACACAAGACCAGCTTGGTATTCCCCCCGTTTTCGTGGGTATCGTGGCGGGTGCGTTAGTGTCCGCCCTGTTCTCGCCGCAACTCGCTTTAGCATCCGGTGCAGCATTCCTATTCTCGGAGGTCAGCGACCTGCTAGTCTATACGCCTATCCGGCTACGGGGACACCTTTACCTTTCCGTGGTGGCCTCGAATACGGTCGGCACCGTGCTAGACACGTGTGTTTTTCTTTGGTTGGCGTTCGGGTCGCTGTCTATGGCAGGGGGGCAGATTTGGGGCAAAATGGTGGGCACGTTGTTTTGTGTGCTGGCTTTGAGGCTGATTCATGGGCGTTCCCCCGCGAGGTTGCCTGCGTATAAGCGCGCCCAGCTGTCCCAGCCGGTAGGCTAAATGTAGGGAACCCCCCCCGCCTTGTGTGGACGGGGGGCAACCATGTTTACAACGGCTACACGACAGGCGGCGCATCCGGCGGCTCAGACGTATCAGGCAAATAGGGTGCCCGGACAGGGCTAGGTGCAGCCAGAGACGTGAGCACACTCAAAAACGTGGCAGTCCCAGCAACAGCCAAAACACCAACCCAATCCGCATTAAGTAGGGTCACACCAACTCCGAAAGACGCGATGAGCGACTGAGCAAACGTCTTTAACGCCCGCTCTAGGACACCGACCCAGAAAGTTTTATCAGTAATATAGCTAGCCATAGTATTTCCCTTTCTGTTAGTTTGTCCTTGGTGGAATACCAAGTTTTTCCGCAATCTTCCCCAAAACCGATGTTTGTTTCAGCGTCTCACCCATCCCAGGGAACCCGGTCAAAATGTCTTTAATCTCGCGAACACGGGCAGGGGCTTTCGCCTCATCATCAGACCCAGCCCACCAGCCAGTGTCCCCGTCCTTCACCTGGATCAGCGGGATACCCGCGTTCACCATGCGCTGTACCAGGTCTAGGTTGCCGACGTGTGTACGCCGCCCCCCCGATACCTCATAGATAGTCCCATCCGTCTCTCTCATCAACATGTTTTCCCCTTTCATCGTGGTTATCACCGGGGCTGTCCCCGGCGTACTGTTCCCATTTCCCATAGCCTCATACCAGGCACGCGCCCTGCTCATGTACCGGTCACGCTGCACCCCCGCGATAGCACCGGGGCAACCCGTATTCATGAAATGCTGATGCGGGTACACATTCACGCCCCAAGTGGGCATACCCAGCCCATAAGCACGACACAGCGCGGCGACCAGATGCGCGCCATTCTCCAGGGTCGCGTCCGAAATCGTCCAGGCTGGAGCGAGACGATTATTCGCGTGCTCAATCCCGATCGTGTAAGAGTTCGCGTTCCCGGCGTGCCAAGCCGTATCCCGGTCATGAACCAGCTGACCGATAGTCCCATCAACCTCAACCTGATAGTGGGCTGACGCTTTCCGGGTCTGCCAAGCCCAATAGCATCCCTCAGTCGTGAGCGTCCCCGCATTATGATGCAGGACGATAGCCCGCAGCCTGTTGCGCCGCCCCGGCGTGTAATGTTTCCTGATAAACAACTGTTTATCAGCGATAAGATTAACCCAATCCCTCACAATAACCCCCTAATGCACATATTCACTCGTAGCCTGCAGCTGTTTCATGCGTCGCTCTATCATCGTTGAGAAACGCGCGAAATCCTCAGTCAAATCCTTTATCCGTTCCCCATGCTCATGTCTGATTTGTGCCTCCTGACGATACAAATAAATCAGATTACGCATATCGCTTTTAATACTGTCTAAATCGTCACGCATATTAGTGGAATGAGAATTAGTGACCTGCTTCTCGATAGCGTCCAGACGGCGGATAACCTCATTCTGTTTCAGGACTGTTTCCATTTCGATAGCTTGCGCTTCAGCCTCGACTTTATGCGTTTCAGCGCTAGTCTTTTTCCGTGAAATAATCTGAGGGATAAGCACACCAAGAAAGGCTGTTATCCCCGGTATTATTACCGCCCAGAGACTCACCATAATTATCCTCTTTTTCCCCTAACCTGTTTAGCCGCCCCTAGGCTTTATAATTGTTTTAGTCCTACAGACAATTTTACCGGAAAGGGAATCTGATAATGCCAGGCGAAAATGAGGAAGAAATTAAAACGTTCACTAAAGAGGAAATGACCCAGCGTATTAACGAGGCTCGCGCACAGGCGGCACGGGAGGGAAAAAAGACCGTCCTAGAGAGCCTCGGGTTCGAGAACACGGACGCGCTAAAAACCTTTATAGAGGATGCGCGGGCGGCTCGTGAAGCCGCGGAAAGCGAAACCGAGAAACGCGAACGGGAACTGCAAGAGCGTGAAGCCATGCTGGCGAAGCGTGAGGCTGAGACCGCCGCGAAAACGCTAGAGCTAGTGAAAAAGAACGCGCTCGCATCTTTGGGGGCTACCGGGGATAACCTGGAGGACGCGGCGCGCCTTTTGGACATTACCGCCGATATGAGCGGTGAGGAAATCGCGCAGGCTGCGAAAAATATTCAAGACCGGCACCCGGGAATGTTCGGGGCGAAAACCCAGCCGGATATTCCAGCCGTGAACCCTCCAGCCCGCCCTAACCTGGGTACAAAACCGGGCGATTACGGGGCACAAATGGCGCAACGGTATTTTGGCAAAAAATAGTGATATTATTTTGCTGATACTGAAAAAAGAATATTCCAAAACCCCCTCTCAAAGGGTTTTGAGGTCGATAATCACGCCGCGACTATAAATAGGCGACCAGGCGAATACCCTGAGACCCCTTGCCGGGTTACAAACAGGCAAATCATTGACCGACAAAACCAATATTGAGAGGGGTTTTACTATGCCTATCTATGAGCCTGTAGAACAGGTAGAACTTACCGAGAAACTACCGGCGTGGGTGTATTTCGATGAACGCCGCGACCGCGACACTATCACTATCAAAACCGCCGGGCTGACCCGTGAAGCCGACGGGCGTATCAAGGCAGGCGCGGCACTCGTACAAGACACGGACGGGGCATATAAAGCCGCGCCCGCCGGCACTAGCGAGAAACCGACTATCGCCGCCGGGCTGCTACTTTTCGACGTGTACGCGCCGGAGGGAGCGTCCACAGTCCCCGGTGTCCTATTCACCCGAGGAACCGTCGCTAAGACCATGCCGAAGCTCACCGCGAACGTGGCGCTGCCTGCAACTATCCGAGTTAAATAATCGAGGGGGATAACTGAAATGATTGACTACTTACGAGATAACGTTGATGCTGATTTGACCCGGTTCGTGCGTGAAGTACCGAACCGTGCCGACTTCCTTTTGACTAGCCAGATTTTGCCGCCCGTGTCGGTACAATCCCCGCTATACAAGGTAAAGACCGCGGATATTACGATTTCGACCGCAAAAATGTGGGTACACAATACCCCCGCACCGTACTCGAATATTGATACCGCCCGGTCTGTCACTAAAGGCAATTTCCCGCTGCTGGGCGGTAAGCAAGCCGTGGAAGAATTCGAGCTGATTTTCCAGAATATCGCCGCCGGCGGTAACCAGCTGCAGCTGGAAAACGCGGTGTATGACAATGTGAAGAATCAGGCTACCGCGATTTGGGCACGCCTGGAGCTTGCCGCCGGGTCCCTGCTTGCCACTCGTAAGGTGGAGATTAGCGAGAACGGGTTTATCCAGACTATCGCGTTCGATAAAGTCGCCGGTAAGACCATCGAGGACAATATTGCTGCGAACTGGACGGGCGCTAACGCCAAACCCCTGTCTGACGAGCAGGGCTGGGTACGTGAGCTGCGTAAAACCGGCGCACCAAAACCCGGTATCGCTCTCGCGTCTAGCGAGCTTATCGCGAAAATGTGCGCGGCTAAAGAGTACGTGTCCCAGGTGTACGGGGGCGCTAACGCCCCGACGGTCATCGCACCAACCCAACTGAACGAAATCCGTGCACGTTGGGGTCTCGCACCCTTGGTTGAGTACGACACCCAGGTGTATGTGGATGGGGTCGCTACCCGTATCCTGCCAGCCGACCGGCTTATCCTCTTGCCGGACATGACGTTCGAGACCGTGGGCGAAACCCAGTTCGGTTTGACCGCCGACGCGCTCATGATGACCACGGGCGGGAACCCCGCCCTGGACGCGGTAGAAGCCCCCGGCATCGTGTCCACCAAACTGGTAGAGCAAGACCCGCCTACTGTGATTACTCGCACTGTCGCGGCAGCGCTGCCGGTGCTGTCCAACCCGGGGCATTTCGTGACGGCGAAAATCGCCTGAAAGTGTCCCCCCGCCTGCTGGGCTTTCTGTCTGGCCGTCCCACGGTAGGCGGGGGGTTCCCCAAAAAACTCGGTTGGCTATTCTTCACCAAACGGAGACGTTTCGCGGGGTCTGTAGGGAGAAAAAAAGGGGGGGGAAGGGTCGCGGTCTTGCTTAGCTGTGGTGAGACCGCGACCCCCCGAAAAACTTTAAGGGGGCACGAGTATGGAGACTATCGAGTGGGCTAAATCCTATCTAGGGGAAGTGGACGAAGCCGATCTGCAGGAGCGTGTGGACCGGTTAGGGTCGATGCGTGCCGCCGTGATTGAAACTCTGAAACAGCGCCGCGCGACGATGCTAGGCTCCGCCCTGTCGGTTTCTATCCCCGGCGCTGTATCCGTGTCTTATAAGGACAATATTACGGTCATCGACAAGCTAATCAACGAGCTGGGTAAGGGCGGCCCCAATACTACCCAGGCGGGGGATGTGGTGCATCCCGTGACTATCACCCAGCTAAGCGATAGGTGGGCACGCTGATGGTGTCCTACCTGTGGCCGCCGCTGCCGGAGAAAGACCCGAAAAAGCTGAGGGAAAAAGTTTTGGCAGCTTTATCGGGGGCGTGGCAAAACGCCCTGGATGAGCAGGACGCAATTTTGGCGTTGAGGGACACGGCGCCGCGCGTCCCCTACTATCGCGCCCTGGAGCGGGTGAAACGATTTCAAGGCTCTATCAAGGCGTTTCAGGACGAGGTGGACGCGCAAGCAGATGATTTTCTGGACATGATAGCCGGCGAATACGCTAGGGGCGCGAAACATGCCGCGAAATGCGTCGGTATCGGGCAGGTTGTTTGGGGAAACATGAACGAGTATGTTTTCCAGTCCCTCGCATCTGATAGTTACGCCGATTTACTGAAAATGTCCGAAACCGCGGGGAAAACCTCACGAGAGTTTGCGAAAATCGTACGCTCACAAGCAGCACAAACCTTGTGGGCTGCAGGCACGAACGAGACCGCGGTACAGGCAGGGCGGCGGTTTTGGAAAAAACTGGAAGAAAACCGTATCGCGGTCGTAATCTACCGGGACGGGTCGAGGCATCAAGTGGCTGACTATGCGGGTATGGTGGCGCGTACAAAGGCTAAAACCGCGTTTAATTATGGGTCTTTAGACGTGGCTGAATCTGAGGATGTTCAATACATGGAGGTGGTGGACGGCGCTAATTGCGGCTGGGATAGCCACAATTCTCTAGATTTCGCTGACGGGTCTATCAGAACCCTCGCGGAATGCCGCGAATATCCACTCTCGCATCCGAACTGTAAACGGAGTTTTATCCCGGTGAGCCGTACCTTACGCCGGGAGATTAGGGACGCTGTGAGGGCTGAGATGGAGGGCGATGAGGACTATGAGCCTGCGCTTACTATCCCCGCCCTGGAGCGGTTCAAGCAGCGTAAGGAAAGGCTAGGGATAGGACAATGACCGAAACGAAGAAACATAACCTTTTGGTGACTTCGTGCCCGTGTGAATCGTGGTGCAGCCTGGACGGGGTGGAGTTCCCGGACGCGGAGGTCTATATCGAAATGACCAAAACAGGGACGTTCGCGACTATCCGTGTCCCTGTCGAGCTGGTCGCAGACATTAAACCGGACATGGTAGAGGTCAAGCATCGAGACCCGGTGGATGCCCTCGCTTTAGAGCAAGAAATCCTAGAGAACCCTGGTACGGGGAGGGCATGGATAGTGAAAGCCGTACTAGAGAAACTCGGAATAGAGGCGAAATAATGCAGCTTTTGGATGTCGCATATTTGCAGCAGTCTTTGGCGGGGATACTCGTGGACGAGGTAGAGGTCAGTAAACCGGGGCGGGAGACATTTGACCCGGATACGGGCGAAACCGCACGGGGAGAAGGCACCCTAATCTATCAGGGGGCGGGCGCGCTGATACCTGAAACCCCTGCTAGCCCTAGCCCCTACCAGAATGTACCGAACAGTACAGATAGCCAGTATCGGCTTATCCTGCCGGTCAAAACCGAGGGTATTACCCAGGGGCTAGACGTGCGAATCGTCAGGTCGTTCCTAGCGTCCCAGCGTGACCCGGAAATAACACGCCGCCGGTTCAAGACGAAAGCCCCCGCCCCGGTCACGTCCTTCCCGGTTTTCAAGATTATTCCGCTTGAGGAAACCGAGGGGGGCGCGTGATGGACCTGGTGCAGTTTTCAGAGAAAATGCGGCGTGCTGCCAACAAAATCAACGGGTCGATGCTGGACGCGGTAACCGACTATGCCCAAACCCTGGAGGGTGAAATCAAAGCCAGGCAAGGGCATGAACCCGCCCCGAACGTGATTACGGGCGACTATCAAGGCTCCTGGTCACATAACGCGACCCAGGCGGGGGAAACCGTCGAGGCTGTGGTGGGTACGAATAAGCCGCAAGCCCGCCGCCTCGAATTCGGGTTCGTCGGTCCTGACCGGCTAGGGCGTGTCTATCATCAGCAGCCGCGCCCGCACGTCGCCCCGGCTATCGAAGCGACAACCAGCGCATGGGGGAAAACCTGGGAAGGGGTGGTCGTGGATGCGCTCAAATAGTGTCTTGGAAGAAATCAAAACCCTGCTAGAGACTATCGCGCCCGTAGGGCTGTGGACTGTACCCACCCAACGCCCCCCGATGATTGTGCTCGACCTTATAAGTGGTGGCGTAGCCGCCGCATCCCTGGCAGCCCCCGATAAGACGATTACTGTGCAGGTGACGGCGACGGGGAAAACCCCGCAACAGGCAGCGTGGCTGATGGACAAGGCAATGGAAAAGCTCACGACCCGCCGACTCCAGACCGGGTGGCGTACCCAGCTCACCACATGGGGGATACCACTCACGCCACAAATCGACGGATTCTATAGCTATGCAGGACAGGTGAAGATTTGGGGGGAGGTGAAGAAATGATAACGGAGGAGCTAGAAACAGAGGGCACGGAATACCCCGCGGAGCCAGACACAACAACCGGTCTGGAGCCGACGGTGGAGCCGGTGGACGATTGCGGATGTAGTAAAGACGGTGAAACCCGTCTTATACGGATGCGACACCCGAACCTTACACAAACCATTGAGGTCAATCCGGCATCTGTACCTAACTGGGAAAAAACCGGATGGGAAACAATCAAATAATGCCAAACAATAATCCGCATATACGCGGGATAAAATTGTTTAGGGACAACTAAATAAACATATTCGCCATATGCAAACGAAAGGACAAGATAATGACACGTTTTATTCGCAGAGGTATTACTAAAATCTTTTTCTTGAAAACAGTCGCAGACCCCACTAAAGGACCAACCCGGCAAGAAATCAAAGCCGGCAAGGATATTACCTGCTGGCCGTCCGAGATTAGCGGATTCACCACTTCCTCTAATTCTGTGGATGTACCGGATTTATGTTCTAAATTCCCGAAGAAAATCCCGGGAGCAATGAGCATGGACGATTCTTCCATGACCATGTACGAGGATTTGGATAGCGAGGAAATCGAAACCCTGTTCCCGGAAAACGAGGAGGGCTATATCTATTTCATGCCCAAGGGGGATAAGCCTTCCTCGAAGTCCGGTGAGCTGTGGAAGGTGCAAGTTGCGTCCACTTCCCGCAATTACACGGTGGACGAAGACCCAGCAACCCTGGTTGTGAATTTCACCGTGACGGAATCCCCGGTGAAGGGTCTGGCTATCCCACCCGCTGAGTAACCGAAAAAGTTTCGACGTGAAAGATAACAAAAACAAGGTTTTGGAAAGGACGGCCTAGCGATGGGATGGACAGAAAAAATCGGGCGGTTGCGTGAACGCGAACTGCCTACGGTAGAGGTGCGAGTGGTCACTGATAGGGGGCTGGAGAGACAGGTCACGGAGGCGCGCGAAGCCCTGGAGTCGGCGCGGGGCGTGGCTTGGAGCGGCTACGACACGGAGGAGCAGGTGGAGGCTTGCCCCGCAGTGGTCGAAGCCCGCGACGCGGTGGCACGGGCTGAGGAGGCATTGAAAGCTTCCGCGCTCACGTTCCGGTTCAAGACCCTACCGGCTGATGTGATGGAGACCCTACGGTTCGAGGCATTCGCGGGGACGGATGATCAGGAGGAGCGGTTCGTGAATTTGACGAAGCGCATCATGGTCGCCGCCTATATCCCGGAGGGGGATGGGGACGAAATGACCCTCGAAACCGTGGACCAGCTGGCTCAGGTTTTGACCGATGGGGAATGGAAATCTTTACAGTCAGCCGTATTGTCTAACTCACAAAACAATAACCTGACCTGGGAGATTGTGGGAAAAGACTAGCTGAGGATGAGGGGCTGCTCGCAGAGATGGAAATTTGTGAGCAGTACCGGATTCCTCACAGTTTCTACCTAGGCGGGGCTTGGCGGTGGACAGAAGCGGATAGAGCTAAGGCGATGCTTTACCGGAAATGGAAGGCTGAGGCTTGCCCCCGCTGTGGTACACGCCCGGCAGACTGGGAGAAAGACCCGAACTATCGGGTGGCGGATACTGTCCGATGCGAGGGGTGTGCACGGCTTGATGAGCTGCAAGACCAGGTGAAAGACCCGCCGCGGGGGACCTCGGTAGGGCTTTTCCCGCCGGATGTGGTGATGGCGAAACTGGATAAAGAAGAATAAAAAGGCTGAAAGTTGAGGGAATATCGTGGGTGATACTTTTGTTCTTGATGTGAAAATCCGGGGTGACGCCGGTTCGCTCATCTCAGAAATGGGCAAATCCGGTGCCGCCGCTAAAACCCTCAACAATCAGCTAAAAAACGTCGGTGCTGGCATCGGTGCAGGCAAGGCAGCCTCCACACTAGGCAGTATGCGTGGCGCTATGGTATCCACGGGTGTGGCTGCTATGGCTATGGCTGAGCAGCATGGGGCGGCAATGTCCAGGGTGGGCACGGCGGCGCTTGGTGCGGGTGCAGCTTTGACCGCTACCGCCGGGCTTGCGGTGAAGGCTGCGAATGATTGGCAGTCTGCCTGGGCGGGTGTGACTAAGACCGTGGACGGCGCGGATTTAGGGGGTGTCCTAGAGGGACAGCTTAGGGGGTTGGCTCAAAAGCTGCCTGCGTCTCACCAGGAAATTGCGGGCGTGGCTGAGGCTGCCGGTCAGCTGGGTGTGAAACGCAAGGATGTCGCGAGCTTCACTAAAACCATGATTGACCTGGGCGAATCCACGAACATGAGTGCGGATGTGGCGGCGACTCAGATAGCCCGATTTAACAACATTATGGGCATCGCCAATTCGCAGGCTAAACATTTAGGCTCGTCCATCGTAGCGTTAGGGAACTCTAACGCGACCACAGAGTCCGAGATTATGGACATGTCCATGCGTATCGCCGCGACCGGGCGACAGGTACGCATGACTGCACCCGAAATCCTAGCCATGTCCGCGTCCCTGACCTCGGTAGGTGTCGGCGCGGAATCTGGTGGCACGTCCCTGTCTAAATTCTTTGTGCAGATGAATCGAGCGGTCTCTAGCGGCGGGAAAGACCTGGAGACGATGGCGAAAACTGCCGGCATGACCTCCGACCAGTTTAAGAAATTGTATGAGTCCAAGGGCGGGGCGGCTAAGGCATTTACCGAGTTCGAAAAAGGTCTCGGGAAAATGATTAAAACCGGTAAAGGCGCTAACGAGGTCATGGAGGACCTGGGTATTAATGAGGTCCGTCTCACTACAGCCCTGAAATCGATGGCTCCGAACGCGGAAATGATAGCGAAAAATATTGACCTGGCTACGAAAGCATACGAGGCTAACGACAAAAATAATGCGCTGATTATTGAAGCATCGAAACGGTACGAGACGGCGGAATCTCGTATGGCTATGGCTAAAAACCGGATCGTGGACTCGATGATTGATATGGGGCAGGCTATCGCCCCGCTGGTGGCTGACACGGTGGAAGGTCTGTCTAAACTCGTCTCCGGGTTTACTAATCTTCCTGGACCGGTGAAACAGGCTGTGGGTGTTTTTACCCTTTTCGGTGGCGGTGCCCTGCTCGCTGTGGGTGCTGTCGCGAAATTTTTGCCGATGCTCGTAGAGCTGAAAACCGCGATGACTGAGATAGGACTCATGTCGATGTTTAGCGGTGCGGGTGGCAAGCTGAAGGGGGCACTGTCTGGGATTGGGTCTAGCCTGGCTGGGACGGCTATCGGTGCTAAAGTCGCGGCGGGTGCATCTACCGCGGGGGGTGCACTGGCAGGGTTCGGGGCAGCGGCTAAAGGCGCGGCGGTCGCTGCGGCACCGGTAGCGGGTATAGCCGCGGGGATGGCGGCGGCAATGCTCGCAGCGGGATGGGGGACTGAGAAAGCCGCCGCGGCGCTGCAAAATGTCTATTCGGGGGCTAAACCGGTCGCGGGTGAGCTGGCTAATATCGAGCAGGTTTTCAGCCGGGTACAGGCGGGGGGAGACGCAGCCGCGCTGATGTTCGGGAACGTCAGCTCAAGAATGTACAACGCTACTCAGCAAATGCGGTATGCGGTAGACAATTTGGGTAATAAGTCGCCCCTCAAATTCTTGGAAATGCCGTCCCAGGACGATATTAACGCCGCGGAGCGGCTCACATCCATTTTAGGGGCTATGGCTAATACCGACGTGTCTCAGACCACGGAGGCGATGAAGCAGCTTTTAGCGGCGGGGTCTGGCAGTAAGCTCGACAATTTCACCGGGATGCTCGACAAAATGCCCGAGCTACGGTCGCACTATGAAGAGCTTGCTAAGTCCATGCACCTGGCTACCGATGACCTTACGTTGATGAAAATCGCGACCGGGGAAATCGTCCCCGTGTTCGACGGTGCGGGTAACGCGATGGCGAAAACCGCGGCGGAAGCCCGGCAAATGCGTGACGTTTTCGGGAATTTGCCCCCTACGAGTGAGGAGGCTGCTGAGGCTTTTCAAAAAACGTGGGACGCGGCTCAGCAAGCCGCAGCCGGATTCATAAAGATAGGCGAAAACGCTGATAAAGGCTTGAGTGCGTGGCATGACGCGATGATGAGACAGGGCGAGGCGGTGCGTGAATGGGGCGCGAACATGCTGCAAGCACAAGCATTGGTAGACACGGGTCAGCTCTCGGCTCAGGCGTTGGCGGGGCTGGAGTCGATGGGACCGGAGGGCGCGAAAATCCTGCAAGAAGCCCTCAATCAGTGGCATGCCGGTTCAGCCGCCGGGCTGCAGCAGCTTAACGAGGGGTTCGGGGTCATGGGGGCGGGGGCTGCAGCGTCCTTTGCTGACGCGTTCACTGGAGCAGACACAGCCCTTTTGACGGCGACTATCATGCAGCAGCAGGGTGGTGAGGCGGCTAAGGCGTTCAGTCAGGCTTTATCATCGGGGATTCTGCAAAATAGTGAGGACCCTTTCGCGGCGATGCAGCAGCTGGCTTCACAAGCCAATATTAAAATCCCGGTAGGTGTGGAGACAGACCAAATTCATTCTGACCTGGAAAATATGAAAATCGCTATCGACCAGACCACGGGGTCGGTAAAAATCACTGGGATAGATGATGAAGCCCGGGCGAAGCTGGAAGAATTGGGGATAGCGATTGACGGGAAAACCGGGGCTGTGAATATTACGGGGCAACCGGATGAAGCCTACGCGGTTTTACGAGCTTTAGGCGTGGATATCGACAAAACCACGGGCACGGTGCAGGTGCATGGGGATACAGGTATCGCTAAGAACGCTATCACGGACCTGGTGAATCAAAAATACACGGCTAAGGTGGATGCGAAAGCCAACCAGAGTTCTTTGAGCCTGGTACGAAGCAAAATATCTTCCGCCCTAGCGGGGATTACTGTACCCATCACGGGGATTCTCACGGGCGCGGTGAACCGGCTCACGGGCGGGAAACACGCGGCGGGCGGCTATATTACGGGTCCGGGTACGGGGACATCTGACAGTATCCCCGCGTGGCTGTCCAACGGTGAGTATGTGATGCGGGCGGCGGCGGTACGCAAATACGGGGTGAGTTTTATGCACCGTATCAACGAAAACCGGTACGCGGGGGGCGGGCTGGTAGGGTCCGCCCAGTTCGCTACAGACCCGAAACAGTGGGAAGAAATGTTTAGTAAGGCGGCGACCCAGCTGTCGAACTCGCTGGCTGTGACCTCGACCCCTACGAATATTACGGCGGCGGAAAGGTTCGTGACGGGGGTCGCGACTAAAACCCAGTCCTCGGTGAATGTCGCGAACGGCTACCTGGCTCAGATAGCGAACGACACGGCTAGCATCGCGGCTGGACACCGCGGGGGCGCGTCAGGCTCATACAGTGGCGGGTCTTACAGTGGCGGGAAAGACAAGGAAGAGGACAGCGAGGAGGCGGCTAAGCGCGAGGTTGAGGAGAAACGGCAAGCACAGAAACAGGCTTTGCGGGAATACGAGTCTCTGACTGGGACGCTCACATCGTATTCCAAAAAAATCTCTACCGCTTTCGAGGATTTCGCGGAAATCCAGAAACTTTTAGCCCCCGTACAGGCTGAGAAAAACACGAAAGGACAGGTCACGGCCAAGGCACAGGCTAGGGCGGACGAAAAAACACAGTCCAATTTTGAGAAAGCAGTCGAGAAACTGATCAGCCTGCAGGAGGCTCTAGGGGACCTGTACACGGGTGCATCTAAGACCTGGCAGGTGAAGGGACGTGAACGGTCGTATTTGGATGAGAATGGGAAACCGACTGAATGGAATGTGGGCGGGGCTATCGACAAGAACGCTAGCAGGGAGCAGGTGAATAACCTGATCGGGTTCCTGATGGAGGCTTTTAAGGGAATGCTTACCGAGGTTGGTACTGTGAAGGGTATCGCCGCGCAAAAGACTAGCCCGCTGGAGATTATGAAGATGCTCGGTTGGGACATCCTGGGCAATATTAAGGGGAATAAAGAGCAGGATTACCCGGTTTTAGCGGGGGCGGTCGCTAAAGCCCTAGCGTCTAGTGAGACGGGTAAGACTATGCCGCTGCTGGTGCCGTCGGTGCAGAAAATCGCGGACAGTTTAGGGAAAATCGAGCTGAAGCCGCAATCTGTTCCGGGGGTGTCTCGTGAGCAGAAGGGGAATCTGATTACTACCTCGGTAGAGGTAGGGGCGACTCAAGCCATGCCATTGGCTCAACCCGCGGCACAGCCCGCGGCTCGGAAGGCGGAGGACACTAGCGGGGCTTTATCGTCTTTCGTTAGCGGGCTACGGGAACTTAATAAGACGACTACGGACGCATATCAGAAACTGATGGCGACGAAGATTAACGTTACCCCTGATGTGAAGGTCGTGAATGTGGATGATATTCAAGCACAGGTGCGTATCATTGTGCGCACTAAACTGGACTATTCAGATTTGCAGCATCAGACTAATGTGGCGGTCGCGTCTATTAAACCGCCGCCTATTATTATCCCGGTCGTTATGGGTTCCAGCACACTATAAAATAGAAACAGAAAAATAAAGGGGGTGTGTAGGCTCGTGTTGAATGTGGAGATTATCCCGGATAGTAAAGATTTGTGTATCAGGATACGCGCTGATTCTGATAATCTGATACGCCGGGTTTTGCGTCAAACCGGGAAGGGGTGGGTGCCGGTACGTATGCGACCGGAAAGCCTGCCTACTGAAACCCTCGTTATTGAAGATTTCGAATGTCCTTTAGGGCGGACAGTGACGTATCAGGTGCAGGCGGATAATAACCCCGCGGTGTTTAAGTATACTAAAGTCGAGACCCGGCGGGTAGTTTTATCGCTGCCTCACATGCCGGCAATGTCCGCGATTATCCCTATTTTTTCTGACTATACTTCGACGCGGAAAATGCCGGGCGCGACAGACCTTATTATCGGACGCACTGACCCGCTGGTGACTATCCTGCCTTTGCAGAAACGGCAAGGCACTCTAACGTATGTGTTTGATAATTATTTGGATGCGTCTAGGGTGGAAGAAATATATGCACAGGGATACCCACTATTATTAAGACAGCCGTGTCATGAGGGGCTGGATTTGTATCACACGGCGGAATCGACTACACCGTCGCATGAGGCTAATAATGGTGTAAATCTTTGGAAATTGACTATTAATTATGTTGAGCAGAATATTCCGGGCGGATATTTGGTTGGTGCAGTCAATTGGGATTATAAGGGTCTCGCTGAGAAACATATCGATTTCACGGATATGGAATCATCGTATAGTGATTACGGGAATATGCTTATGGGGGTGCAGATAAGTGGATAGCGCTTTAACTGGGAACGGTTTAACTTTCCCGTATCCTGCCGAGGTCGATGAGCGACTGCGTTTGTCGAGCGTTATCCATTTGATGGAGTTTTATTTAGAGACGGGTGATTTTAGTTTCCCCCTCGAATACCAGGGTAATGTTTCGCTTACGTTTGACGAGAATTGGGCACCGTATGCGCAACTTTCGGGCAATTTTAAATATTTGGATGCGCGCGCCCGCACGTTTATGGACCCGAATCTTAAAGAGCAAGCCTATATTAGGGTTGCAGCCGGGTATGCTTTCGATTTTGATAAAAAATATTTAGCTGACATGGCTAAACTCCGGCTTAGGACGGCGGTAACGTCCGCGCCTAGCATGGATAATGCGGTGACGGCGGCATCGTCCGAGGCACAATTACAGGATTGTTTGTGGTCTTTAGCGACTTCCCCGGTTATCCCTACACAAAACACGAAAGACGCTTTACTGTGGTGTCTCGACCAGGCGGGTAATCGTGAACCCTTCGACTATGAGACGGAGGGGACTAACGTTATTTTGCCTGATGGGGGTATCGAGCAGGGCGCGAATATTTGGGATATAGCTCGGGATATTGCCGCGTCGAGCAAGTGCTGGTTTTACCACGACGGGTTGGGGCAATGGCGGCTGCGTCCACGCCCCCTACCTGTGGACAATCCACGAACCCGGCTAGAGACAGGTCAGCAGGGGACGGTTATCTCGTACCAGATTGGGAAATCGCGTGAGGACTATGCAGACGGTGTGATCGTGAAACATTCGTGGGGTTCGGGGGATAGTCAGAAGATGGTGGGCAAGGCGGCGGTCGCTAGCCCGTCTCGGTGGAGGCTTATTAATCGGGATACGGCTATCACTAAGGAGGACGTGAATAGTGAGGCTAAATCTTTGCTGGAGCGGTTTATGGGGGTTCGTGAGTCTATCGAGATTGAGGCTAAAGCGGCGTATTGGCTGCGCCCGGGGCATTTCGTGCAGGTACGGCTCCCTGGTGTGGACCGTGTTTGTAGGGTGTCGCGGGTCCAGTACAGTTTCCCGGCTGGTCGTATGAGCGTACGGGCGGTTATTCCAGAGACGGAGGTCGAGGAATGAAAAGTCTAGATTATAAGCCGCCGGTTTTGACGGACCCGCCCAGGGTGGTGGCTGATGTGATGAAACTCGCTGAGGCTGCAGACCGATGGGTTGATGGGTTTATCCCGTCTGTGGAGGCTGGGAATCAGCGTTTGGCGGGGTTGAAAACCCGGTGGGACACGTTAGAGGCTCGGGTTGTCGGGCAAGAGCAGAAAGGGAAATAA